GATAAGGTCCTCGGCAGCGCTATTGTGAATGACTATGTCATCACCATAGATGCCCAAGCGACGGTCGCTAACTCCATTTAGGGAAAGAACGCTTTTGGCGAGAGCCCAAAATATCAGGCTCTCAAGTTCAAAAGTAAATCCATTACCCATAGAGGAGATCTTCTCGAAACGGTGCTTTACGCCGTTCGGTAAGATACCAGCTTCGGAGCGGCAGAGGCACATAGCCTCGAACCAATCTGAAGGTAGTAACAGCTCCACGAGTTTCAGCGCAATGCTGTCGCTCGCACTTGCCAGATCGATAGTCACAAGACTACCGGTACCACTCCCAATAGCAGCCAGTTTCTGGTTATGCGTTTGGTCGTTCAAGTCAATATGGACGGACTTGAGGCGAGATCGAATCACAGAACCGATACCCTTCTGAACATACATGTTCATATCGGGTTCGATTGCTATACAGCGATCAATCTTAGCTGTTTTAGCAACGGTGGTAATCCTGCTACCTTCAACAATGTTAACCCAATGATGCGGGTTTTCACCGTATTCAGATGCCATATGAGCTCTCCAGAGAGGAACATCCTGGATCGCACAGATGGCTAGCAGTGCATTGTTACGAGTCGTATCAGGTTTACCCTGAAATTTATAAAACGGTGCACCAGACTTCCGTTTAAGGCGCGTAGAAGCGCCACCGGAAAAAGCGAACCGATCGGAGACTTCGTCCCAACTAAAATCACCTAACGTACGACTTATTATGTTCCTGGCATACGAAATGTATGACTCAGGCGAGCGGCCACAAGTGGCCGGTCGGTAAGGCATAACGTTTGTGATATTAGTCAAACGACAAAGATCCTCACTCTCAAGAAATTTTTCGATTGCCAAGTTAGCAGTATCTAAACCCAAAGGGAATAGGCTGTACTTACGCAAAAGAGAATACGCCAAGTAGTCAAGAGCAAACTTATCGCTATCATCATAATCTGATGGGCGAAGGTCTGCATTAACTATTTTGTCGTAATCACCCGACTGGAGAGCCCGAACAAGGGCCATCGAGTAGGGTGTACCGATGCTGCGAAGCATAGCGGTAGATTTCTTGTGAGTGTGAGAGTTACGACTGTAGACTAGTTCTCTAGCTACTTGCATGGGCTAAACCTCAGGCAAAACACGAATGAATGCCCCTGGACTCATTCACCAAAGTGGGAGATAAACTCCTGGTAAGGTGTCTGAGAAAAGGAAGCAAATTGAGCTAGAACCGTTCTGTTACCAAAACGATTCCAGATCATCAGCACTTGTCACGATCGCAGGCGCAGCGAGCAAACTTTGCAGCTGAGCCCGAAGATCGGTACGTTCTTGCTTGGTACTCCGCGAGGAGACAACAAGCTCGATAGTGCCAATATTCGTGTAGTCGACTCGCATGACCGGGACACCGGAGGAGTCTGTCGCAGAGACAACTTTTGGGAGGGTCAGTTTTCCGACCATCTTGTAAGTTGCCGACTGCGGAGAAGGTGCACGCAGGCTCCATGTCAAGGTAGGATACCCTACCGGAACACCAGAAACGCGTTCTTGAAAGGTAGCAACATTGTTGCTATCAATCTTCGAAGGCATGTAGGTGTGATTGACGGGAGTCGAAGCGCCATCTTTGATGACGATAGATTGGTTCTGCGGCATTTTGAGCCTCGTTTACAACGGGGTTTATTTTCGGGAACTCTTCCACAACGCAAGGGCATTTGCCACGTGCGTAGTAGAAAAGGGATTTTTGATATAAAGGTTCTGCGGTCCCACTGCTGGTGGGTCTTTTATCACGGAGCGATCCATGAGAAAGACGTCACTGGAAGCAGTGGCACCACTGGTAACCTTTGTTTCATTTGACCCTCCGTTTTCGATAAACGGGAGCTGAGCTCCAGTTGACCGTCCGCGAATTGTCTTAGTCACAGTCCCACTAATGAACCTAACGCCTGTTTGGGCGGTAAGCGCATCTAGCATATTGCCAACAGGTAGAAGCCAATCGATCACAAAAGACCAGGGGGTTAACTCCCAGAGAATTGTGAGAGGATCGGTAAGACCTGTTTGGCTAGCTGCCAGGAGAGCAGGGTTGTCAACTTCGAACCATAATACGGTTTTAACACCGTACGTAGCTTCCCATTGATAACTCTGCCGCCCATTTGACGTTTCACCTCTACCATTTTGTTTGTTAGAGATAGAACGTGAGACTTTGAAGCGAAAACCAGTGTCCCGTTGGGGTCTGGTAACCTCTTCATAGCCTCCATGTATGTCACTAAGAAGGGGAAGCCAACCGTATTGCATCTCGAGCCAACGTGAGGAAGCATCTTTCGATAGCTTCCTCGGTCGGACACCGAGGGTTGCAAACGCTTGACTAACCTTCCCGCGACGTACTTGACTATAGGCGCGCATGACACGAGCAACGTTGTCCGCTATGAGGTCTGCCGTTTGACGGCGTTCCGCAAAAGCCTGGGCCAGGTTAATCTTCATATCTTTGACCTTATTAAGGGCCTCGATAAGAGAACGATTAACATCATTCTGACCACTAAAGGACAGAGGGACATAGTTAAAGAACGGTGAACCGCGACCATAGGTCCCGGAAGTCACAGTTATATAATCCATGTCTTTATCTGCCGGACGAAAGTGACGTGTTTCAGCGGTAGTTGTACCGTACCACTGATCAATCCGAATATCACGAACCGAATAATTAGTTGGATTCCTCCAACCATTCGGGAACGCTTTATTACGGACGACATCACTCCGTGACACAGAACGACTCATAGAGTCGCGCTCACCAGCCGCCTTATAGGGAGGATACTCCCCAGAAGGATAG